GGTGTTAAGATTTCTGTTGGATTACCATTGGTAAGGATTGTTTTACCCGGACGTATCTCAAACTTAGCCCCTCTAGGCATACGTGTAGCGTCCATAGCCATCATTGGCACGGTGGTTAATGCTAAACTATCAAGGTGGCTACGAAGTTGTGCGTCAATCGCCATTTGCATGTTAAATGCTTTTTCAGCAATACCACGACCCCAGAACCTACCCGGTACAGTATCATCTTGGTAAGCCACTACAGGGCGGTCTTTCATCATGTATGGTGAGCGTTCTGCTTTTAGTAAGTCTGTGTCGTTAGCAATAACAACAATAGCCTCCACCATGTTAGAATACTCTTTGACAAGTTCACCCATATCCTCGTCAAATAACTCAACTACTTCATCACCTTCGGTTAAATACTTTTCTGGTACTAAACCATAGTAACGAACAATCTTAATTCGGTCATCATCATACTCTTCATCAACACTAGACGCTTCTAGTTCACTGTCAGGTGAGGAATCATCAGCAATTTTGTTATCTTTGTAGATGCCATCTTCAATACCTTTGGCAATGATGTGTGCACCAACAAACTCTTCAATAGCTACACCCATAGCCTCTTCAATAGTAACAGCCGTAGGGTCAATGATAAAGTTACGTGGATGAATTGGTTTGAGTTCTACAGAGATTTTAGTAGTCTCTGTAACACCTACAGCCATAGAATCAATCTCAGGCATAGGTTGTGTTGCTGGTGTTAGTTCTTTAATTTCTTTTGTTAAGATTTCACCAACACCAGTGCCGTAGATAGATGCCATTAGCACAATGTCAGATACATTCTTACGAAGTTTGTTTTTCTTAAAACATTCTTTCATGTATTTCTTGACATACTCAATGTCAGACTTGTCTTGGTCTCGCATATCATCGTCAATGTCAAACAAGTCAGCACCAGAACCCCATAGTGCTTCTTCAATTTCAGAAGTGTGGTTTTCAATAGCTTGTTGTGTAGCAGGGGAGATTATCTTTGACCTCTCAGAGTCTCTTACTCGGTCTTGTCCATCCCAAACACCACGCCAAATTCGTTCGTATTTCTTCCAATCCTCACGATAGTTGTCATCACGATGGTCTTTCCAATCAGTGACGTTATCTATAACCCAACTTACTAATTTATTTTCCATGTTTAATATCCTGATATAGCGTCCATAGGTTCATACTCTTCTTCTTCGTGGTCTATAAAATAATCCACTACTTGAATCTGGTCAATGTATGCCAGAGCATCAATTAAGTCATCATGCAACTGTGCGTTTGGAAAGTTTACAAGTTGGTCAACAAACTCGTTATTCCATTCACCTACATTTAGTGTAACTTTTTCGTTTTCAAATCTACCTTGCAAAGCCCAGACGATTCGGTCTGTTTTCTTTTGGTTGCCATGAGTAACATCGTCAATACGAAAGTACCGATTATGCCTACGCATAAGGTCAGTAAGGTATGGGAGAGTTGCATTTTTTAAACTACCTTTCTCAATGCCCACAGCAGTAGGCTCGTATTTAACAACCGCCCTCATAATTTGACTACAAGTCTCTTGAATATCCCAACGACCATGTAATATGTCAGCGACCCACCAACCATTTTGATGCACTTTAACAACGGCTATTGCCGTTTCATCTAGCTTTTTATTCTTGTTACCAGACTCTTTATCTACATTAATGAAGCCAGCCAAGTCAACTGCTATGTAGAATCTACCATCTTTAGGCTCGTCTTCGTCAAAGACAATCCACTCTTCTTTAAACAAATCACGACTAGCTGCTTCAAAGCTAGACATAAACTCTTGTCTAAATGCAAAGCTAGACATACTGCCTTTAGCAGCATCAATCTCTTTCTTAGGGATTAATGGGTTATCGTAAGATGTGTAATGGAAAGCTGTCCACTCTTCATCTTTATTACTCTCCCCTAATTTATATATCTCGTAGAAGTGATTTCTACCTTTTGGTGTACCAATGAACATGGCACTACCCTGAACGTCTGCCAAAGCAGGACGTAAGATTTGTTCCCAGACGTTTGCTTTCATATCCGCATATTCATCTAGTACAACGTAGGCTAAACCCACACCACGTAGTGTATCTGGTCTATCAGAACCTTTTAAATATATTTTCCTGTTATTGACTAATGTCAACACTGCCGTATTCTCATGGGCAGAGGCAATCACTTCATGCCCTAATTCCTTGAGCATCCCCCACATAATATCTTTAGCTTGTTGGAATGTAGGTGCAACGTAGAATACATCCTTCTCTTTAGACTTTAATGCTTCAATTAACAAAGTCCAAGCAGCTAACCTAGATTTACCAAACCGCCTACCAGCAGCAATTACTTTAAACCGATGGTTGTCATTAAATACTTCTAGTTGTTTAGCATGAAGCTTTACGTTTAATGCTGTCATTAATAACTACCAGCAGTATCAGTAACTTTTACTTTTTTATCTTTTACTAATTGTTTAGCCATATTCATTAACTCAGGAAGGGAGTTAGTTTTACTACCTAGTTCAATACCTAAATCGTTATTGTATAAATCTACTTCGTTTTCAGCATCACTTTGCATAGGACTACCTACAAAGGGAAACTTAGATTCGTGCATTTGCCCAATCTTTCTAGCTGTATCTGCACCATATTTTTGTGTTAGCATACCTAACCAGAGTAAATGACGATAGGCATCTCTATCTGTGTTTTCTTGTTCTTTCTCAGGGAATTGGCTTAATGCATTATTGATAGCATAATTCTTTGTGTCAAAGAAATCTTTGTTTTGTACAACAGAGATTGGTGTAAAGTTAAATCGCACTTCGGTAGGATTGATACCCGGAGTCATCCAGTCTGGACGTTTCTTCACAACACTTACAGGGGTGAACTTACTCGGCATCTTCTTCCTCATATTCTGCATCAATAACTTCATTGTCAGCTATGACAACCTCTTGTCCTACACCAGTAATGTTAATCTGAATTTGGTTGGACTTCCCTTTTATTTTACTCAAGTAGTCGGCTGGTAGCACTCTATCCATTACCAATTTAAGACAAGCCATTTGGTCAGCATCATTGTCATCCAGAGCTTTGTCTAACACCTTCTGTACAATGTATGTACCCTTTCTACCAAGCATCTCTGCTAATACTTCTTGTGCTCTTGCCTTTTTACTCACAGGGAGAATAGCATCACTCTTCACTACCTTCTTGTTAATCTTCTTCTTTGGCAAGATAGGTTCTAAACCCATCTCCATCCGTTTAATGTTCTCACGAACTAATGATGGTCTGCCAGCTCCGGGACGTTTCCCACCTTTACGCTTTGGTAAGTTAGCTTCTTCTACAAGAATATTTATATCAGGGATTTCCATTTATCTTTTTATCAAAAGGATGTAATGCTAATATTATAACACAGAGTAGAATAAAAGTCAACATATATATTCTCAACAGGGGGTATTGACTTTTAACACAGAATGTGTTACCCTATATAATATATTATATTAATATATAATAAATATATTCTTAAGAATATATTTATATAATAATATATATATAATAATATATAATAAACTCTTTAAGAGAGTTTATTATTAATATAATAACAAAGCTTTTAAGAGCTTTGTTATATTATAAATACTCTGTCAGAAATACTTGCTGTATTTCTTCAAGGCGAGGGGTGTCGGTTTATCACCCTGAAGCCATTTTTAAGTTCAACATATACTTAGGTATTACTTTTCTTCGTTCTCCCTGTATAGCCCCCTCTGTGTGCGTTTTAGAGGTATCTTCAGAGTACTTCCAGATGTGTAATTACACTAGGCAATAAAAAAGCACCCATAAAGAGTGCTTTCTTAAAAAGAATCTGTTAAGATTACTTATTCATAACGTACATAGTTACTTCAAAACCGAAACGCATTTCTGTTGCACTTGGTGTATTCCATGATTTCATAATATTCTCCAGTAAAATAATAGTCTGAGATTGGACTATGTCCAGCATTATATCATATTCCCCCCTTTTTGTCATGTGTAAAATCATTAATTGTAAGCGCAGTCTCAGTTCCCCCTCTCGTAAATTAGGTGTGATACAGTAATTATTACAACATCAGTTGCGACCACCCCCCCCCCTTTGCAAATAAGAATCATTCTCATTATCATTTGTATTCATATAGTTAAATGCGAATCATTATCATTTAGATTAATATTATTATTTCCAGTGTGTTGTATTTATACCACAGTGTTGTATTTATGCAACAAGTATTTATTGTTGGGTACACCCAGGACAAATTCCTCTGTGTCAATATGCCGACTAGCATATACGAATAGAGTGTTGTAAATAAACAACAAATTGTTGTAAAAATACCACATAAAGTTATCCACAGATAATCAAAGAATTGATAAAAGTTATCCACAATCTATCCACAAGTTATCAACAGAATATCCACATTGAATTAATACTAAGGTATTGACAATGCTTAAAACTCGTTAAACTCGCATTGTGTGAGTTTTAAAGCTATATTAATAAAACTTATCAATCATTAAACTTTGATAAGAAAATACAATGAATTATTTTTAAAAAACACTTGACACAGGTTTTAGTAGGTGTAAAATTACTTACATGCAATAACGCATAATTAATTAAAAGGATTAAATATGACATACGAAAGAACATTTCAAGGGGCACATAAATTTTATACATTAATTGACAATCAATTAATTACTATGCAATATATGTTTTGCACTAAAAAAGAGGCTTTGCAACAATTTAAAAACTATATTAAAGGATTATAAAAGAGGCTATAATAAACTTATTTTCACTTTAATAAACTTTAATTAACTAAACGAAAGGTAACACCATGAACAACACTATTAAAACAGAATTAAAAGCGCATTTAATCCAACACGTTATAGAAAATTATAATGATGATGATACTGATTTTAGTGAATTACATCATTATGCTTTTAATGAGGATTATTACATTATCGGT